TAGAGACCCTGCGTACCCCCCCTGTTTTTCCTGGCTTCCCCTCCCCAACACGCTCAAAGCTGCACGAAGACAGTCCATTTACCGCCAGACCAATCCAGAATTAACCCGATGCCACCCAAACGATCCAAACCGCTACGAGGGGCAACTAAACCAAGGCTTGCTTCAATACCTTTGAAGGGTGCAAATAAACTTCAAGACGTCAAAGACCTTTGCGAGATCATCAATATGCCACTTCTTCCATGGCAGGAACATGTATTAAAGGACATGCTGGGAGTGGATAAGTCAGGCAGCTGGGTTCGCAAGACAAATCTGCTTTTAATTGCAAGACAGAACGGCAAGACCCACTTAGCTCGTATGCTTATACTGGCTCACCTGCTTAAGTGGGATAGCAAGAACATTCTGATCATGTCCTCGAACCGTTCCATGGCTCTGGACACCTTTCGCCAAGTCGCTCAAGTATTGGAGAGTAATGACCACCTCAAGGGATTCGTCAAACAGATTCGCTACGCCAACGGAACTGAGTCTATTGAGATGCTGGACGGAAGAAGGCTTGACGTTGTTGCGGCAACTAGAGATGGCTCTCGCGGAAGAACTGCGGACTTCTTATTCATCGATGAGCTCCGAGAAATCACAGAAGAAGGTTACAGAGCAGCAATCCCTACAACTAGAGCGCGTCCAAATTCTCAGACGCTTCTTACCTCTAATGCAGGGGACGCTTTCTCGGTAGTTCTTAACGGCATGAGAGAAAGAGCTTTAGAGAACCCACCTAAGACTTTTGGATTCTACGAATACTCAGCTCCCCAATATTGCAAGATTACAGACAGAAATGGCTGGGCTCAAAGTAATCCAGCTTTAGGATTTATGATCACGGAGGAAGCTCTTGAAGAAGCTGTTGCTACAAGCCCTATTGAAAACACTAGAACTGAGTTGCTATGTCAATGGATTGATTCTCTCAGCTCTCCTTGGCCGCATGGAGTCCTTGAGGACACATCCGATGCCTCGCTCACGATTCCTATCGGCGGTTATACAGTCTTTGCTTTCGATGTGTCTCCTTCTCGCCGCAATGCGAGCCTGGTTGCTGGTCAGATATTGCCTGACGGTAGAATTGGCGTTGGGATTCTCCAAACGTGGGAAAGCCAAGTCTCAGTCGATGATCTAAGAATTGCAGCTGAGATAAAGGGCTGGGCTGACCAATATCGTCCACGTCAGATATGTTTCGATAAATACACAGCGCAATCCATTGCTGACCGTTTAACCAACGCTGGGCAAGTGACAATGGATATCTCTGGCGCTGCCTTCTATCAGGCTTGCGGTGATCTACTCGATGCTTTGGTCAATCACAGACTGGTTCATTCAGGGCAGGAGAACTGGGTGCAACAGATGAATAACTGTGCAGCTAAGACTAATGACTCGTCATGGCGTATTGTTAAACGCAAAAGTGCTGGAGATGTATCGGGAGCAATTTCTACTGCCATGGTTGTCCACCAATTAACCAAACCACAACAGGTAGCGGCAATCTACTCGGAATGACCTACATGTAGTGTATAATTGCCCTCTATGGGTCTCTTCTCGCGTAAGCCACAAATCATTGAAGCGCAATACGCACCACAGGTTATGGGCGAAAATATGCCCAGCCTGTACAATGCAATTTTTGCAAGAGTTTCACGCCACGATGCTATGTCAGTCCCTAGCGTTGCAAGAGCTCGTAACTTAATCTGTGGAACAGTAGCTTCTATTCCTTTGGAGTATTACAAGACTTCAACTGGTGAAGTAATTGCTCCTCCTCGATGGATTAAGCAACTCTCCAAGAACCAGCCATCATTCGTCACCCTTACTTGGTGCGTGGACTCTCTCCTATTTTACGGAGTTGCTTATTTGCTTATTACTGAGCGATATGCAGAAGATGGTCGCCCAGCCCAATTTGAATGGGTTGCTAATTCTCGCATTACATTCACGACAGACCTTGAAGGCATTATGGTCACTCAGTATTACATGGATTTGAAGCCAATTGATATGAATGACATTGTTACGATTCAAGGATTTGATGAAGGCGTATTAGATCGCGGAAGTCGAACAATCCAAGCGGCAATCGATGTTGAACGCGCAGCAGCAGTTAATTCTGCACAACCACAACCTGCTGGCTATTTGAAGAACACAGGCGCAGACCTTCCACCTAGCGAAGTCTCTGGACTTCTTGCAGCTTGGAAGCGTGGCGCACAATCTAACTCAACTCGCTATTTAACATCTACTCTTGAATACAACGCAGTGGCTTTCAGTCCTCGCGACATGATGTACACGGACGCAATTCGCTCACTTAGCACTCAAATTGCCAGAACTATGAACGTTCCTGCTTATCTATTGTCCAGTGAAGATAACCAGAGCATGACCTACAGCAACGTCCAAGACGAACGCAAACAATTTTACGCGATGTCCATTGAGCCATTTGTACAGGCAATTCAAGCTCGCTTATCTATGGACGATATCTCTACAGCAGGGCATGAAGTTAAGTTCTGCGTAGGCGATACATTCCTCAAGCAAGACCCTCTCGTTGAGATTCAAGTGCTGGAAAAGCTACTTAGCCTTGGACTCATTACAACTGAACAGGCAATGGCAATGACAGATTTAACACCAAACGGAAGTGAAGGTCTCTAATGGATCAACTCATCATCGAAGCATCGTCAATCGAGTGCAACGAAGAACGCCGCGAAATCTCAGGCAAAATTGTGCCAATGGGAACAGGCGAAATCGGCAACACCAATATGGGAGGCGTTGTCTTTGAAGCAGGGTCAATCGACATTGAAGACCCATCAAAGATTAAGTTACTAAGCCAGCACGATGTGAAGAAGCCAGTAGGACGCATGCTTACAGCTACAGTCCGACCAGATGGCATCTACGCAACATTTAAGCTCTCACGATCAACAGGCGGCAATGACGCACTTATCCAAGCACAAGAAGGTTTAGTATCTGGACTTTCTGTCGGTGCTGAAGTAATCGCATCAAAGCCTTCACGCGATGGACACATTGTTGTGTCATCAGCACGTCTCAAAGAAGTTTCTCTAGTAACAGAGCCAGCATTTAAGTCTGCTCAGGTGCTTGAGATTGCAGCAGAGGAAACAATCCCTGCTGAACAAACCCAACCAGAAAGCGAGCCCATTGTGGAAGAAACCACTCAGGCAGAAGCTCCAGCAGTTGAAGCGGCAGCAGTAGAAGCGGCTCGCCCAACAGTTGTAGCCAATCTTCAAGTTAAGGAGCGCATCGCGCCTCTTACATCAGCACAGTACCTCGATGCAAGCATCAAGGCAGCAATGGGAGACGACTCAGCTCGCCGCACCATTCTTGCAGCAGATGACTCAACATCAACAAACACAGGTTTGACACTTGCGCCACACCTAAACACATTCCTCACAGATACATTCTCAGGTCGCCCAGCGTTTAACGCTGTGACTCGTGGATCACTTGCAGGAATCTCAGGAATGTCATTCACAATTCCACGCCTTTACACAAACGCTTCATCTGCTAACACAGCACCAACAGTTGCAGCAGTTAACGAAGGCGCATCGACATCTGAGACAGGCATGACTTCTGCTTATGACACAGTATCAATTCAGAAGTATTCAGGTCTCAACGAGGTTTCATTTGAGCTCATTGATCGCTCATCACCTGCATTCATGGAACTTCTCATGGCAGAACTCCGCAAGGCATACGAGAAGGCAACAGACACAGCACTTATTACTGCGTTTGGAACTTCAGGTACAGCAGCATCAACAACAGCTGCAACAGCAGCAGGACTTCAGTCATTCATTGCAACTGAGTCAGCAGCAGCATACAAGGGAACTGGCGGCGAGTACGCCAGCAAGCTTGTAGCATCAACTGACGTCTGGGCTGCCCTAATGGGTTACACAGATGACAACAAGCGTCCTCTCTACGCAGCAGCCCAACCACAGAACGCATCAGGTGCAGTTTCAGTTGGTTCAAACGTTGGAAACGTACTTGGTACAGACCTCATTGTGGATCACAACATCACAACTGCTGGAGTCATTGACGATTCAATGTTCCTTGTAGCTCCTGGTTCTGTCTATACATGGGAATCTCCTACAACTGAACTTCGCGTCAATCTTCTTGGCACAGGTCAGATTCAGATTGCACTTTACGGATATCTTGCAATCTACGTTGGTAAGTCAGGCAAGGGCGTTCGCCGCTTTAACCTTACATAATAACAACACCCTAAGTCGCTCAAGGGGGCTGCCAGAGCCCTTGCAGTCCCCTTGAGTCTTTAGAAAGGATAACAATGAGCACAACAACAGTTGCAGAACTTAAAGCAGCTCTTGGCGTTGGTAGTCTCTATTCAGACGCAACGATTCAAGAAGTCTGCGATGCTGCTGATGAGGTATTGTTGCCCTTTCTATGGAAGAACGAGAATTACAATATAGCTCACAGCAACACAACTACAGAGGGAACTCTTTACTTTGACGAAGTAGTTACAGGCACTTATTACGTTGGAATGTCAGTAGTCATTAGCAAGAATGGATCACCATTTAACGGCACAAAGACTCTGACTGGCGTAGGCGAGAACAGCATTACCTTTGCGGTGACTGGCACTCCTACAGCTAGTGAATACCACCCTTGCGTACCTTTTGGCATTGTCTCAGGCGTAACACAAAATACTTACGCCACAATCCCAGCAGTTAGAGAAGCAAGCCTCATGATTTGCGTATCTATCTGGACTGCTCGCCAAACTAACTCAGGCAATGGCATGATGCCAGATGGCTCAATCGGCAACATGTATTCCATGTCCTCTCAGCTTGTGGCTCGCGTTCGAGGACTCATTGCGCCTTACCTAGCACCTAACTCCATGGTGGGCTGATGCCAGCGATAACCACACTCCGCACATCGATTGCAACGGCTCTAGCCGATAACACAAAGTATTCAGTTTATTCGTTTCCTCCTGCCACGCCTGTAGCGAACTCAGTCATTGTGACTCCTGCTGATCCTTATATTGTGCCAACCAATAATGACTACACAGCAATTGCTCCAATGGCTAACTTTAAGATTTCTATCCTTGTCCCATTGCTTGACAATGAGGGCAACCTTGCTGGCATAGAAGCCGACATAATTCGTGTCTTTGCGCTCTTAGAAGCCTCCAGCATTGTATTTAACGTAGGAAGCGTCAGCGCGCCAAGCGTTTTGTCAATCGCTTCTGGAGATTTACTGACTTGCGACATTGCAATCAGTACCCTAACGGAATGGAGTTAAATCATGACCGATTTAGCGCAATGGGAAAAAGAAAATGAAGCGTTCCTGATTAAAATCGGTCAGGTCGCTCCAAAGGCAGAAACAAAACCAACACCTAAGAAAGACGAGGAATAACCCAAATGGCAGTATATCTAAGCAACGGAGTGGTTCTTACTGTTAATGCGGTAGACCTCTCGACTCTAGTTTCATCTGTAACAATCAACCGCTCATTCGATGAGCTAGAAATCACTGCAATGGGCGACTCAGGCCATCGTTTTACGAAGGGCTTGGAAGCATCTTCTATTACAATTGACTTCTTCAACGATGAAGCAACATCTAAGACACTTCAGACATTGAACTCATCTTCAGTATGGGGCAACAATGTTACAGTCACAGCAAAGCAGACTTCAGCTGCTACTGGCCCAACAAACCCTCTTTACACAATGACTTGCCTTGTCAATAACACAACACCTATTAACGGTGCAGTTGGCGACCTTTCAACTCAGTCTGTAACTTGGAACGTATCAGGTACAATCGCAGTAACAACAGCGTAAAAAAACAAAGGGGCTAAAAATGGCAAAGCTAAAGGTAACAAGGGCTGACAACTCAGTAACAGAGTACGAGATTACTCCGTTGATTGAATACGCCTTCGAGCAATACGCCAAGAAGGGCTTTCACAAAGCCTTGATTGAAGATCAAAAGCAGTCAGACGTGTACTGGCTCTGCTGGGAAGCAATTAGACGTTCGGGTGAAACAGTCAAACCTTTTGGGGAAGGATTCCTTGAGACTCTCAAGTCAGTTGAGGTCTTAGAATCTGACCCTTTAGGGTAGATCGGAACTCCCTCACCTATCTCGCAGCTCGCTTGAGTTACGAGTATGGAGTTCCCTTCCAAACCATTGTCGAACTATCGCCGATGGCTTTCAAGGCACATGTAGAAGTCCTTAAGGACTTAGCGAAGGAGCGAAGCGATGCCAGTAAAGCTGCAAGGCGCGGTCGCTCTTAGAAAAGCCTTGGCGATGGTCGAGCCAACCTTGGCAAAAGAGACTAGCAAAGAGATTGCTTCATTCCTTAAGCCAGTAGTTACTACTGCTCGCGGATTCCTTCCAAGCAATGACCAAGCACCTTCAGGGTGGCTTAAGCGTCCTAACGCTGCGGGTCGCTGGGCTAATCGCTCCTATGACGCGCAAGAGGCTCGCAAGGGCATTACGTTTAAGTCATCACCTAGCAAGCCAAATCGTAACGGCTTTCAAGCTCTTGCTTCTATTCTTAACAACTCTGCTGCTGGTGCTATCTATGAAACAGCAGGACGCAAGTCTGGCGTAATTGGAAACTTTACTCCTCGCCTTGGCGGACAGTTAATAGGCAAAGGTCAGAAGATGACAGGCCGTGCAATTTTTAGAGCCTTTGAGGACGATCGTGGCAAGGCTCAAGATGGAGTTGTAAAGGCAATCTTCAAGGCTAAGGCTAAGTTCGACTCAATGAAGGATAAGGTCTAATGGCAGATTTAAGAATTGATTTAGCAGCCGAGTTTAGAGGCAAGAAGGCTTTCAAGGAAGCCGATAAAGCCGTATTTGGATTAGATAAAAGAGTTGTTGCACTAGGCAAGAGCCTTGGTTTAGCACTTGGTGCTACTGCTCTTGTTGCTTATAGCAAGGCAGCAGTTAAGGCTTTTGCAGCTGATGAAGCCTCAGCTCGCAGACTTGCAACAGCCGTGGACAACCTTGGACTATCTATGTCCCAGTCTCGCGTCACAGACTTTATTGCTAATCTTGAAAAGTCCTCAGCCATTGCAGATGATGTTTTGCGACCAGCTTTCCAAGCATTGCTCAATACAACAGGATCATTAACCAAATCTCAAGAATTACTTAACAATGCAATCCAGATAAGCCGCGCTAGTGGCGTGGACTTGGCTACAGTCTCACAGGATTTGGCTAACGGTTATGTGGGCATTACTCGCGGACTTAAGAAATACAACACAGGTCTTACTCAGGCAGAACTTAAGTCAAAATCTTTTGCTGACATTCTTGGCATTATGCTGGTCAAGTCTGCTGGTGCTGCTCAATCTTATCTTGAGACTACTGCCTACAAGATGGACGTTCTTACCCTTGCAGGAGAGAACGCTAAAGAAACTATTGGCTCTGGCTTGGTCGATGCCTTTGCAAAGATTGGCGGTGGTTCAACTGCTAGCGATGCGGCTAAAACTATTGACGATATTGCTAAGGCTATCAATGGCATCACTCAAGCAACAGGCTTTGCAGTCGGTGGTCTGGTCAAACTCTACAGAGGACTTGACTTCCTTACTTCATTTGGCGGACTAACTGGTGCTAATGGATCACTTGCTGGCATGTTGGAAGGCAAGCCATCAACCAACCGTTCTAAGTCTCCAGCAGGTACAGCAGCTCGAACAGCGCAGCAGCGCGCAGCAGAAGCGGCAGCAGCCAAGAGAGCCAAAGAATTGGCAGCACTTACCAAGAAGCAAGTGACAGCAACTAAGGCTTTAACAGATGAACAGAAGAAGCAAGCTGCACTCAAGAAAGCACAAAGCGTCTTTGACCTAGAGCAGATTCAAATCATTGCTGCACTTAAGGGCAATATCTCAGCCGAGGACAGAACTCGCCTTGAGGCTCAGGCGGCAATTCTTAACGGCAATGCTGACCTTGCTAGCAAGCTGACTAAAGATATCCTCATGGCTCAGGACTCAACAGGCAAGCTCTATCAATACTTCTTGTCTATTCCAGATGCTAAGAATCCCTTTGCTTATTTAGATCAATGGATCGCAGATTTCCAGAAGAAGATGAATTCGCTGACAATGACCTCGACCTATACTCCAGCAGGGTTAGCCCCTGAACTGGCTGCTATGGGCGTTGTAGCAGGGTATGGAGACTATGCTGGCTCCATTGCTAACCAAGCAAGCAATGTGGACTTCCCGTCTTATGGCATGCAGACAGGTGGCGGAGACACCATCATCAATGTGCAAGTCCAAGGCAATCTGATTCGCGAGCAAGAACTCATTGATAAAGTCCTAGCAGGAGCGCAGCTTTCAAGTCTTTCAGGTTCACCATCTCAAATTGGTAGAATCGCAGGTATGTTCAGTTAATGGCACTTCCAGCGCAGATAGCCGTTTCCTTTGACTTTACCAACGGCGCAACTTTCGGCTATGACGGCTTCGTTATTGGCGATGCTAAATACGGCATCTTAGGCACTTCAACCCTTGGCACTTCCAGTTCTCCAGAGCCTACAGTTGATCTAACTCCTAACGTTTATGAAATCAGCATTACTCGTGGGCGCAACATACAGCGCGACCAGTACGAGGCAGGGCAATGCACAGTCAGAGTCTTAGACCCTCTCAGCTACTTTAATCCTCAAAACACAGCTAGCCCTTACTACGGCAAACTTGTACCGCTTCGTAAGGTGCGTGTCTCAGCTACAACAGCCACAACTCAAAAGTACCTATTCTCAGGCTATGCAATTGAATACCGTTATACGTATCCAGTCAATCAAGATACTGGCTATGTAGATATTGTATGTCAAGATGCGTTTCGCCTATTTAACATGGCTAACGTCAATACCATTACAGACTCAGGCGCAGGGCAGACAACTGGCACACGCATAGGCAAGATACTTAACCAAGTGTCATTTCCTACTTCAATGCGCACAGTTGCGGCAGGTGCTAATACTTGTATTGCTGATCCTGCAACTAACCGCACAAGCCTTCAAGCCATCAAGAACGCAGAGTTCTCTGAGACAGGCGCGTTCTATATGGATACTTCAGGCACAGCCGTGTTTAAGTCCAGAGCTCAGGTCATGGCTTCTCTGGCTACCGCTTCTACAGCCTTTAACCAAAGTGGTGGAATTCCCTACAAGAACCTCAAGTACGCCTTCGATGACAAGCTCATCATTAACCAAGCCAATCTTGGTCGCGTAGGTGGCACAGTTCAAGTTGTAACTAATCAGACCTCAGTTGATAAATATTTCCCTCACTCAGTTACACAGACTGACCTTGTAGCTGAGACAGATACCATTGTTTCTGAGATTGCCAAGGAATACATTGCTACCCGTCAAGAGACAACTATCCGCATTGACGAGATGACAGTTGATTTACTAGACCCAGCAGTTCCGACAGATACCATGCTGGGACTTGATTACTTTGACAATCTGCTTATCACAAATGTCCAGCCAGATGGCTCGACTATTGTCAAGAACCTTCAATTCCAAGGCGTTAACTGGTCAATCACGCCAAACAAGATGACCGTCAACATTACAACGCTTGAGCCAATAGCGGATGGCTTCATCGTTGGAAGCTCGTATTACGGTATAATCGGCACATCTACATTGGGTTACTAGGAGATATAATGGCAACAGGACTACCAGCAGCAACAGGCGATATTTTGACAGCTGCAACCGTAAATGGTCTAGTGACCTTTACAGTCGATGCAGACGCTACAGCAGACTACACAGCTGTCTTGGACGATCAGTACCAGACTCTAGTGCCTATGAACAAGGCGACAGCAGTAGCCTTTAAGATTCCTACCAACGCCTCAGTAGCGTTCCCAGTAGGTACAGCAATCACAGTTCTAAACAAAGGCGCAGGCGCGGTGACAATCTCAGCAGTTACCTCTGGCACTACTACAATCCTTTCAGCAGGTGCAGTAGCAGCTTCTCCAACCTTGGCTCAATACAAGACAGCGGTCTGCATTAAGACTGCAACAGACACTTGGTACGTTGCAGGAGCAATTGGATAATGCTTAACGTCTTAGCGGCATTAAATAGTGGAGCTGCATCACCTGCGGCTTTAGTAGTTGATTACCTTGTTGTAGCAGGCGGAGCTGGAACTGGTGGCGTTCAAGGTGGTGGCGGTGGTGCAGGTGGATTACGTTGCACAGTCACGGCAACAGGCGGTGGGGGTTCATTAGAATCAGCATTGACTTTATCTTTAGCAACAAATTACACAGTGACAGTAGGAGCAGGCGGAACTGGAACTGATACAGGCACTGCAACTGCTGGAGCAAATTCAGTTTTCTCTACAATCACATCAACTGGTGGCGGTAAAGGCGGATACTTTAATGGCTCAGCAATAACACCAACTACAGGAGGTTCGGGTGGTGGCGGCGGAGGTATTGGATCACAAGCTGGTGCAGCTGGAACAACTAACCAAGGTCGAGCAGGTGGTACAGGACTTCGCGAAAATCCAGTAAGTGCAGGTGGCGGTTCAGGCGCAGGCGGTGGAGGAGCAAACGTAGCAGGCACTAGCGCAAGCGGTAGCGGAAATGATGTAACAGCAGGAGCAGGTGGCAACGGCGTTGCTACTTCAATTACTGGATCATCAGTTACTTATGCAGGCGGCGGTGGCGGTGGAACTGATAGTCGCACAAATGTCGGTTTTCGAACTGGTGGAGCAGGCGGTTCGGGCGGAGGAGGCGCAGGAGCAAACTCAACAACTTCATCTGTTAATGGAACTAATGGAACAGCAAATCGCGGTGGCGGTGGTGGTGGCGGTGGATATTGGGAGGCGACTTCGACATACGGAATTGGTGGTTCAGGTGGTTCAGGAGTTGTTATTTTGCGTTACCCAACAGCGGCAGGTTCAATAACTATTGGTGCAGGACTTACAGGATCAACAGCAACAGACGGGTCTTTTAAGGTCACAACTATTACTGCTGGCACAGGAAATGTGAGTTGGGCATAATGGCACATTACGCATTTTTAGATGACTCGAATATTGTCACAGAAGTCATCACTGGCATTGACGAGACAGAACTAATTGAAGGTAAGATTCCAGAAGATTGGTACGCAGAATTTAGAGGACAGACTTGCGTCCGTACCTCATACAACGGCAATATCCGCTACAACTATGCAGGAATCGGTTATACATACGATCCGATAGATGACGCGTTTATATCTCCTGCTCCTTGCGAGCACGATGAATTGATTCTCAACTCACAGAAGCGTTGGGAGTGTGCTAATGAAGCCCACACCAAAACTCTGTAAGGCAGGACAGCAGCTAAGACTGCAAGTCGATGATAACTACTCAGATAGAGATCGCACCTCAGACGGCTGGATTGGCGACACTCGTCATCAAGCACGTCCTTCTGACCACAATCCTGATGAACAAGGTATCGTCCGAGCCATTGACATTGACAGGGATTTATCTGGCAAAGCAAAGCCAGACCTCATGCCTGACCTTGCGGATCAACTACGACTCTGCGCTAAACGTGGCGATGCAAGAATCTCTTATATTATCTTCGATGGCAGAATCGCATCGTCTAAGAAGGCTTGGGCTTGGCGTCCTTACGATGGGTCTAATAAGCACAATCATCATTGCCATATTAGCTTTACCAAGAAGGGCGATGCAGATGGCTCGTTCTTTAATGTACCCATGATAGGCGGAGCAGCATGAATATGAAGAACCCTTATGTAATGTCAGTAGGAGCGTTCCTAGCAGTATGGGGTACAACCTCAAACTTTGCTCTAGATTACCGAGCAATCCTTGGCTCTCTAGTAGCAGGCGTGTTTGGATACGCAACTCCTAAGAAATGAACCAACAAGACTTCTTCACGCTTTACATTGCCACCCTTGGCATAATCGGTGGACTATCTGGGTATGTCATTACTCATTTACTCTCTGAAATTAAGCGACTTAACTCGCGTGTCGATGAGATTTACAACATACTTCTTGACCGATAATTATTGACATGGCAAGAACCAAGAAGGTCATTGACCTAGATGCTTATTCAGCTCTAGATCAATACTGCATTGCTTTGCACGTTTATTACACCAGTCTTCGCAAAGCTGGCTTTTCTACTGATATGGCTTTCTGGCTTCTATTAGATCGTGAGTCCTATCCTGACTGGATTCTGCCAGTCAAGCCCATCGAGAAAATATCGGGTAATCCCTACGAGGACGATGACGAGGACTAAATGACAGTCAAACGGATATTGATTCTGTCCGACCTTCAAGTTCCATATCATGATTTACATGTAACCCAAAATATAATTAGGTTCATTAAGACCTTCAAGCCAGACCAGACAGTTACCATAGGTGACGAGATTGACTTTCAGACTATAAGCAAGTGGTCTGAAGGTACGCCTCAAGCCTATGAGCAGACCCTTGGCGATGACCGAGACCAATGTGTGCAGCTTCTCTGGGAGTTAGGCGTTACAGACTGCATACGATCTAACCACACAGACCGCCTTTACAACATCATCATGAAGAAAATCCCTAGCTTCTTGTCGTTGCCAGAACTCAGGTTTGAGAAGTTCATGAAGTTCGATGAGCTAGGCATAACTTTCCACAAGACTCCCATGGCTATTGCTCCTAACTGGATTGCAGTGCATGGCGACCATACGCCTATTAAGCAACTAGGTGGGCTCTCAGCCCTTGAAGCAGCTCGCAGACATGGCAAGAACGTCATCTCAGGACATACTCACAGAGCAGGGCGTAGTGCCTTCTCAGAAGCCTCTGGAGGGCGTTTAGGGCGTGTTCTACATGGAGTTGAGGTGGGTAATCTAATGGACTTCAGACAAGCCTCATACACCAAGGGAACGGCTAATTGGCAGCAAGCCTTTGCCATCATGTATGTCAAGGGGAGCAACGTGCAGGTGGACATTATCCACATTGAGAAAAACGGCACGTTTATTGTGCAGGGCAAGGTCTATGGAAGGGTTCGCTAGGCCAGACTTCGGAGACGAGACAATCGATGAAATCGTTACCGTTTCGTTATACAAGTTTGGCTTCTGTCAGCTACACCTGCTGTAATACTTCTTGCGTACACGAAGTACGGGTACAGAAGGGCTCACAATGAACACAGATCAAGCACTTGTCCTAATGGGGCTAGTCGGTGCATTTACTGGCTTCCTTATTGGTTATTCAAAGGGACACGAACACGGCAAGATTGCAGGGCGTATCGCCTACCGTAAGACACAGCGTCAGCTCGAGCAGGTTGGTCGATGAACGCCCGTGACTACCTCAACGAAGCGAGAGCTACTATCCAAGACCGAGGACTTGATTACGGTCACCCTAGCGACAATATGCAGCGCACAGCCTCACTCTGGAGCGCATACCTCGAAGTGCCAATTACGGATTATCAGGTGGCGATGTGTATGGCATTGGTCAAAATCGCAAGAAGCATGGAGACTGCAAAGTCAGACACTTACATCGACCTTGTCGCGTACTGTTCGATAGCAGGGCAACTACATACTGAGGAAAACGATCTGTATGTTTAATGAAGACATTGAAACTTTCATTGGATTTGCACAGGAACAAAATCATCTCAAAATGCTGTTGCAGATTAGAGAGCAAGTTACCTTGACACCAGATTACAAACTCTATTTGGACAAGGTAATACTTCAGGAAACACAGGAATACCTAGACAACTACGGCGGAGAATTGAAGGAATACAATGTTTAACCTAGATGATTATGAGACAGTTGAAGAACGCCTTATTAAGTATTGGAAGGATCACCCAGATGGTCGGATTGAAACAAAACTTATTGAAGCAAGTGCTTCACGTTTTATCGTACAGGCTTACATATACAGAACTGAGGTTGATCAACACCCTTGGAGTTCTGGGCTCGCGGAAGAAACGGTACAGGGGCGTGGAGTCAACGCTACTTCAGCTCTCGAAAATTGTGAAACGTCTGCGATTGGTCGTGCTCTCGCTTCGGCTGG